TTCCTCCCACGAGAAGGTCAATTGGTCGTTCATCTGCGATTGGGTTTTGGTTAATGGTTGTCATATCTCCCAAGTTAGGAACCGTTGGGAATCGGTGTTTCAATACCTCGGAAGGGAATTGCTCAATTTCCGAAAACCATTGCGGTTCCCATTTAAGGTCGTGCCAAGCAACCGAGGCTGCCTCGATGCCCGAACATACGGAACCGTATCTCATGCCTTTTTAGCGTTAAGGACGTGGCCAAGCAGTACCCAGTTCACACGCCATGGACTGATGGTTTCGGCGTGGTCGGGGGTGAGGCAAGTGGCACAAGCCTTGCGGATGTGCAGTTGCCAGCGGCGGAAATCGGTGGGGGTTGGTTTCATGGGTTTGGGTTTTTGTTGGTTTAGGGTTTAGATTGGTTTAGCATTTTGGTGAGGTCAACGAAATGGTCTAAGTTAAGTCCTTGTTAGTGTATGTCGGCAACATTTTTAAGTCCTTTATATGGGATAATTTACGAGGTTTTGGGTAATTTATGACAGTTTATAGGCTGACACTGGAAGATGTTTGGTAAGAGCAGAGGCTGACGGATATGTCATTCATTATATGCGATAATGGTACTTATTGAATGGTTTCTCATACATTATACCCGATTGCATACAATACGCTGAAAATCCTCAACACTTCGGATGACTACATACCTGTAGCCAACTGCCTCCACGACCCCCTGCCACCACTTTTGCGATAGGGATTGCTTGCCCTTGGGTGCCTTAAACTCAAGAAACACCGCACCCTTGGGCGATAGGTAGGTCATGTCAGCAACGCCAGCCGTCAGGCCAATGTTTTTAAGGAAGTAACCGTTGGAACGGCTTCGGGGGTTGTTGTGGTTCAGGAATAGCAGACCCTGCTCGTTAGGTCGGAGCATTGCAAATAGCTTAACGCAGGCAGCCTGAAGGTTGTATTCTTCCATCATATTTTAGGGGGTGGAAATTCGTTGGCTTTGGTGAATGGTAGGTGGCACTGGATGTCAGCGGTACCAAGGGAACCATTGCGATTCTTGCGGACAATGACTTCCATAAGGTCGGCTTCCTTGCTCTTGTCATGCTCGTATGGTCGATAAACAAAAGCAATTTTATCTGCATCAAATTCAAGTTGCCCTGTTTCCCGAAGGTCGCTCATGATAGGGCGATGGTCTGCCCTGCCTTCGGTTGCTCTGCTCAAGGATGACACCACCACCCCGAACACCTTCTGCCTCTTGCAGATAGTCTTAAGCGTTTTGCTGATATTGGTCATCTGCTCGATTTTTGGCTTCGGCTTGTCCATCTTGGTTGGCTCAATCAGTTGCAGGTAATCAAGAAAAAATCCGCAAACGCCGTACTTGGTTTTGAGTTTGGCGATTTCGCCTTCGATGCGGTCGAGGTTGGCTTGGTGCAGGTCAACGATATACAGCGGCTTTGACTTAAGGAGGTCAGCCTTTTTCCCCAAGTCGAGAAATTGGTCGGAGGTGATTCGCTCGGTGGGGTTGAGGAAGTGCGACCCATCCATCTCGGCGAGGTTGGAAAGCATCCGTTGGCTTAATTGGTCAGCACTCATTTCCATCGTAAAGAAGACCACAGGAATGTCAGCCATCGCTTGGTTCATGGCTATTTGCAGGGCAAGCAAGGTCTTACCCATCGCAGGGCGACCGCCCAGCAAAACGAACTCGGATGGCTTAAATCCTGTGAGCATACGGTCAAGCGGGCTGATAAAGGTCGGATAAACCGAATCCTTGCGTCTGCCTTCCCTTACCTCGTTCATGTTCAGCAGGTATTCCTTGGCGAGTTCGTGTGCGGTGGTTTCGCTTGCGTTGGTTTCCACGGCCTGCATAGCTTGGTAGCGTGCGAATGCTCTTGGGATGTCACGGTCAACCGCAAGGTCGTCCATAATTCGTTGCTCCTCCCTTGCCTTCCACGCTTGGTTCAGGTCAGCGGCGTAGGTCTTCCAGTCCGAGGTGATAGTAATCCCATCGGCAAAGAATCCAAGGTCAAGAGTTACAAAGGCTTGATTGTTTTCAACGAGGTATTGGTGGATGGTAACCAAGTCCACAGGTCGCTCTGCTCGGTGCAGGGCTTCGATGGCTCGGTAGATGAACACGTTGTTTCCTGTGAACAGGCGTTCAGGGATTTGCATGAGGAAGGATGCTCGGTCAATGAAGGCATCCATCAGGCAGGACAAAAGCCTGCGTTCAGCGGTAGCGTGGTAGGTCTGCATCTTCGGATTCGGTTAGTGGTCTTGCAAAGGTATTGTTTCGGACAATGGTCTGGTCTTCCCAGCGTGCTTGATTCAGGTATGTCGCTGCGTGTGGAACGAACTGAACCTCGGTGTTGGCGTAGAGCCTTGCGATGTTGTCGATGGCCTTCTGCTGGTTCTCGTCCGATAGCTTGGCGAATGCTTTGGATGCGGTTTGCTTGGAGGTCTTGCGGGGATACAACGCCCAAAATTGGTCAAAAATCACACAATCTTTCTTCTCCCTCTTCTCTTCTCTCCTCTTATCTTCTCTATTGAACACAGGTTCAACATAGGTTGAAGGTAGGTTCAACATAGGTTCAACCTTAGTTGGATTTTCTTCAACCTTAGTTGCCCTCCTTTCGGCACTCCTTTTGCCTGCTTCGGACATCTTGGTACGGTGCAGGTTTGCGTCTTCCCATTGAATGTCAAGGAATTTAATGAACACGGACGTTCCGTTGGTTTCAACAAGATGAACCGCAAGTAACCGTTGGAGATGCCCATCGGCTTCCAGTTCTGCGTGTTCGACTGACATCTCGCATTCAGCGTTCCAATAGACGCAACAAAGTCGGATGAAGGCCACCTGCACATCGGCGGGTTGCCGTGAGATTCGGCCCATCATCCAATCGGCTGGGCAGAACTTAAACCATGATATTTGCTTCATGAGTAAAAAAAAGCCCCAACTGATTACGGCAGTCGGGGCAGGGTTAAATTCCGATTAGCGGTGGTCTGCAAGCAGCACTCGGTTCGGAACCCTTAGACGGACGCTTCATGTGGCCGTAATTTCACATGGGCGATATACTCTTAAATGTAAACTTCGGGCAAATTTACACTAAAACGGCAAATCATCGCCATCTTTTTGTGGTGCTGGTGCAGATTCTTGACGCTCCTGCATCGGCTCAACCTTGCCGGACAGGAACTTTCTGCCGCCATTGGCTGATTCACGCACCCATGCGGAAAGCCGCATTTTGGTTCCATCGGGTAGGATGATGTCGCCCTTGTAGTCAGGGCGCTTGGGGTTGTCGCCCTTGTCGTTTGCGAACAGGCTGAAGGTGTTGGGTTGGGGGGTGTAGTTGCTCATGGGTTTTGGGTTGGGGTTTAAGTAATTGAAAAAATCTTTAATGGGTACTAAATATCCGTTAGAGGTATAATCATCGCCTCCTGATACTATTCGATAGGATTCCATAAATGTAGTAATCCATGAAGTTGGAGCAATTAATAGTATTGGGTCAATTTTGAAAATATACCAGTCCGACTTTGTTGTAAGTATACCGCTTTTTTTGCCTCGACTTTCAAATTCTATAAATACATTCCCTGTTTCTACGGTTTGATAATCATGCTTTATTTCAATAGCATCCGATTGACCTACAAGAGATTTCCCCAATTCGTGTAAAAAATCAGTAACAGCTTGCTCATGTTCAATCTCCTTATTTAACGCTATGTCAAAACGGTTGTCTTTACCTTTTTCCATTAACTATTCGTTTGGGTCTTTGATTGGAATTAGGTGCTGTAAGTCGTTGTTTTTCTTCGGGTCAAACCAGTAATAGCAGCGGTGCGAGTAAAGGTGTCCTGTGGCTCTCAAGTCGTTCAGGATGCGGTACATGATGCGGATGTGGATGCCAAGTGCCTCCGCTAATTCGGTGGCCCTGTAGGGCTTCTCAAGGAGTAACAGGGCGGCGTTCACTCCTGCGACCCTGCCGACAATTTGTACGCCGGGTCTTTTCTTGGGGGGTGCTGGTCTCATATCGGTGGCTTCAACGAAACGTTACTGCAATGGACGGCTTGGTTCCCTTGGCTGGACATACAGGAACGACCTCGCCTGTTGCCTCATCGATGACGGTCATCTTCCCGGCATTGCGAAATGCTGTCTTCAGCAGTTCTTCACGGCCCTT